CACCAACCTATCCCTTAGGAAATACTCCTTACCAACATTACTACCAATAACATCTAACTCTCTCTTAGTAACATCTACGAAATCTCTTTTAGCCCCAACAATACCTTCAGGATGCATCTGTTCATATGTCTTCCAATAAACATTCTTTGTATCTGTATCCATACTTTCTGGGTTGTTTTGTTTCTTCCAGAAATCAAATCTTTCTCCTGCTTCTGATGGATACATTTGCATTGCAAGATCAGTTGATTCTTTTAGTCTAGCTGTAGCTTGTTTTGATAAACCTTCTTCAATGTTTGTTGGGTTTGTGTTTGTAGTTGTAACTGGCATAGATGCAGAAGCAATATTCTGCAGTTCATTGTAAAAGTTATTGTTTAGTTGTGACATATTTTATCCTTATTGTCGTGGTCCAACAAAATATGGAGACGCTGTATAATCACCACCACCACCACCACCACCACCATACTGTAGGTTTGCTGAGTAACCAGCAGCAACACCTTGGATGCCCGCACTAATAAGACCTGTGGTTAATGCACTTGATGATGAATCTGCAATACCCCCAGTAACTGGTAGAAAGACTGATTGTTCTTGAAAAGAAAATTGTCTTTGCCCCAGCTTTTGGCTTTGTTGATTTTCAATATCCTTATAGGATTGCCTATAGTTTGTCTTAAGTGCAATCATGTTTGCACTGACTGCTGACATGTTTTGTCGTAACAATGCTCTTGCTGTACCTGAGGTTGACCCCATACCACGTGCTTGCATTGTTCCAAGAAACTGAGCATTGGTTGCTGCAGTTTGCTTTGATAAGGTTCCCTTTGCATTCTGAAAGTTCTTATCTAAATACAATTCAGCTAGTGCTCGATCTGTATTAGCACCACGTTCAATCAGTGCATTTCTTTCTAGGTTTGCTTGGAACTGACGCATCTGATTTCGTTGCTCAGCTGCATGTGCCCATTCATTCTTAAAATTAGCTTGTTGTTGTTGTAGTTTTTGTGCTTGTGCTTGCGCTGATGCTGCTGAGCTTGCTGAAAAAGCACCCATTACTCCTTGCGCTAAAGCAAGCCCACCCATTACTCCTGCTGCTACTCCCATTAGTTATCCTCCTGTAAGAATTTAATTATATTGTCTATTTCGTTATTTAGATTCTCAGTATAAACTATCATAGTCTTTTCTAAGTCTCTTGTTGTTAGCCATTCATTCATTGCTGTAATGTACATTGATAAGACTGCTTTAGATGTCCATTCAGGTTTCCACAGTGATGCACATTTCGGCAGCAGTAACTCATCTTTTAAAACTTTATCCATTGACTTTAGTTGTGCTTTGGTATCAGCTCGTTCTAACACCACAACCTTATTGACATTTGTGTTATGCCAGATACCCCATAACTTACTGATGCCTGTGGTTGGCATTGGTTCATCAGGGTCTAACTCCCAGTAACCTTGTGGGTTATGTTTGGGCACTAATAGGTCAGGTAGGAATTTATGACCATTGACCTTAAGCCCTGCTTCTTGCAGTTTGCCCATGACCCACGATGTCCCTGTGCGGGGACCGATGCCTGTGACTGCATTCATTGTCTCCTCTTTAGTATTGAAGTACCAAACTTAGATTTTTTCTTTCCAACTTCTTGACCATTCAATAACACAGCTCCACTGATGCGCTCTCCAAGTAAACCTAATGATCTTTTATTGGACATCCAGTCTTTAGTGATCTTTTTTTGTTCATCAGATTGATTCTTTTTAATAGCGGTATCAGGATCAATTGCAATGGCATCAGCCCAATAAGACACAGCAGCAGATAATACGTCAATTCTATCGTCATGTTTTAATGACCCCCGTCTTTCTGTTATTCTCGTTATTTGTATTTGATTTTCTTTGTCTTGAATTGCTTTCGTATCAAACACTAAACGATGCTGAGCAAACACAGGCTCCAGTGTCCGCAAGATACGACTCTCCTTATTCCCAGTTACTTTGTATTCCTTGATGGCAACTTGCCCACAAGAAGATGCAACGACTGGTTTCAGTATCTGACCAAACATACCATCACCATAGTTTGATTCATAACTGATCTTCTTTATCTTGTATTGGATAACTAACTTACATATCTTTTGTAAAGTAATATTATCATATCCTCCTTGAAGACCAAACAACTCATGTACCACAATGTAACCATTGACAAAGGATGCCACACATAAAGCTGTCTCATCTTCTCCTCGACCTGATGGATCAATAAACAATACTGTTTCCATATAATCAGTATGATCCGAAGATACCCACATGGGTTCATAACAGATATCACCACGCATACCAAAGGATGCAACTCTTTTATTCTGTGTTGAGTTTGACCAAGTTACTTTAGTAGGAAAGATATCAACATCAACATCTAATACTAACAAGTCTGCAAGATGAAGTGGATATCGTTTACTGTCGGATGAACTTGTATCAAGCTTATAGTGCAATGCAAATAAGCTGGGACCAATCTTTGCTTCAATCTCCAACAGTCTTTCATCAGAGAATCTTTCTACTTGAGTTGATTGACCCGCTTCTAATTCTAAACCAAGGATATACTTATGAACATTCTCACAATCCTGAGGAGATGTTATATCAGGCATAACAGCAGGAAACTTAACAACTGTATATAGACTTGCAAGTTTATTGTATATAGAGTCTTTTGTTTGAGGTGTCCCTAGGAATCTGATAGTTGCATCATCTATTTTGTTTCTTACATTCTCTAACTCCATACACCTATCCCATAACTTTTCACGGGATGCAGGGCTATCGGAGTTCTCAGGTACTTCTATATCATCACACAAGATATCATCTGCATGGGATCCTGTGATCTGACTGGTGATACCTTTTGCGGATACCGAAAGATCTTGGCTGATTCTAGTACGACCATGTACATTAAACCCGAATGCCGAATCCTTCTCAAACTCCTGAGGAATCAAATGTTGCATATACGGAACTAAAGCTAGGGTCTGACGAACCTGAGATACAAACTTAATAGCCTTATCCCCAGCAGCTGAAAGAACAAGTTGAGTTCTGTTAATATCTTTAAGAATCTTCCAAGACACAAAGCAAGCATTGATAACAGACTTACCATCCCCACGACCAGCTTGCATTAAAAAGTCATTACTGCCGTTCTGAAGAACCTCTGCCATAGCATACTGCTTTGGGGTAGGTAACCCAAGACCTAAATACTTGAAACAAAAATATAGATGATTTCTAAAGTCATCTAACACCTCTTGAGGTACATTCATTAGTATCCTTTCTAGGATCTCCTGTGTTGCGTTTCTTATGTTACCCTAGGCATCTGTAGCCCCTGCAGGAACAAACGCATCATAGGTCACCTCAGCCTTACTGAAGGGGTGCTGGGTTTGTAGAGGCAAACTTAAAGGGAACAGAAGCAGCCATCTTCCGCTCAACCGCTTCCATTGAATCACTTGGAATACTGTCCAATAACTCTCTATTGTCCTGCATGACTCCACGGATTACTTGATATAATCCAGGACCACACTTAGAGCTGTCAGATAGATCTTCCAGTAATGCGTTCAGCAGCTTATCATAAATCCTATTAACTGTTTGTTTACGACTCATTCTTTAGTGCCTTTCTTAATGAAGGTGACATAGGACCAACCCAATACAACAACTAATACAGGTACATACCACAACACCCAGTAGTAACTAGGCTTATCAATCCCATGGGTAATAACGGTTTCCATGACCGATGGTCGAGATGCATCAGGGACAAGAATAGGGACTGTGGAACAGCCAACTAAACACATTAAAGATAGAATATATTTCATGATTTATTTCCTGCTGCTGCGGTTCCAAAGTAAAAGCCCACTAGGGATACCAAGATTTGACGATTCTCAGACGTGTAAAGAAACCCATTCACCTCAACAAAAACCTTACGGCTGTATTGGGGAATGATACCAAACAAACCTTCTGGGTTAACTGTATCGACTTCTACAAAGGTAGGGACCCCAAAGAAAGGCAATACAAATGGAGCCACAATGGTTCCAAACAACACAACCAACACAATGGTCTGACGGACAACCTTACCAACATCTAATGGAACCCTGAGGGCTGCCTTGTCTTGGTTCTCGGTTGTTTGTTTATTGACTGCAAGTAGTTGAACAAACATTTCCTTTTGATCTGATGCTCGTTGAGCAAGGTATCGAAAGACAAACCCAGCTAAACCACCACCTAACAAACTGATTAACTCTAATGGCATTATCGAATACTCCTTTTCTCTAAATCAAACACTCTTATACGAAGATCATCTAACATTTCTTGATGTCTTCCATCATTCACAGCAAATGTAATTTGACTTTTTACAAGATCTTGCACAATGTTTTTTAGTTCACTGAGGTCTGATGTTGTTCTATTTATTGTTTCATTTTTACCGCCTAACACAGTAAAAAAACCAGCTACTCCTATTGTTAATACAATTAGTTGTAACCACTGCAAAGCTATAGATGGAGAGAAGGGTTTATTAGTGTTATTGTTTGTCATAGTTATAATTAAGGTTTATTATCTAGTAGCTTGTTAGTGTTTTAAGTTGATTTAAAGTTGTGGCTTCATTTACTAAATTTGTTATGTTTCTTAATCGCTGTTTTTCTGCTATAATATCTATTGTGCTTGCTCCTGTTTCTAATGCACGTTGAAATAAAATATCTTGCTCTATTAACAAAGGTGTTCGTTCAGTTCTTAATCTTATTTTTGTAATTTCTTGTGCTTTTTCAAAGTTTATAATAATACTCATAATGCTGTGTACTCCCATGCGTTTCTAAATGTGCGATCTGTTGGAATTTCAGATACATCTACAATTTTATACGGCTTGCCAGCAGGAACATCTTTTGCTGCAAGTTCTTCAATTGTGTGAGTTTGCAACCACTCTGGTGACGGAATAATAATAGATACTGTTCCTTCGTCTGTTGGATATATAATTCGTTTGTTCATTGTTTGTTCCTTTTAAATTAACGGAAGATAGCTACATTACATTCGGCAGAATCTGATCTAGCAAGTCCTATTAACTTTGCGCCTAGCCGAACAGCCGATGCCGTTTTTGTAGAGTTTGTGTAATCAACACCAATTACTTGAATTTCGGCAGCAGTGCGAGCACCAGAAGTTGCTATACAATAATTAGCATCGGACATAGATGTGGTAAAATTTACTGTGTAATCACCCGCACCATTATCACCAATTGAACTTACATTACCACTTGCTTTTATAGCAATCGTTCCTGTACCATTAAAATTTACCCACGCACGACATCCATAACCAACCGCAGCAGACCCAAACCCACTGTTAAATAAAAGATTTCCTGAAGTTGAAATTGATGATGCGGTTAAAAGACCTGTTGTAACAGCTCCACTAGTTCCTCGCAACACAATAGTATCAGCAGTAGCTGCAGTCACAGCTGTAGTTGCACTATTAGCTACTTTACCAGCAGTAGAAATAGTAGATAGCTTTGTATCAACAATGCCAGCAGTTGCACTTATAGCTGCATTTACAATAGTACCATCTAAAATTTTAGCAGATGTAACAGCACTGTCGGCAATCTTAGCAGTTGTAACACTACTATCTGCAATCTTAACAGTTGTAACATTAGCATCGGCAATCTTAGCAGTTGTAACATTAGCATCGGCAATCTTTGCTGAGGTTACAGAATTATCTGCAAGCTTAGCTGTCGTAACATTTACATCAATAATTTTAGCTGTTGTAATAGCATTGTCTGCAATCTTAGCTGTAGTAACAGCATTGTCTGCAATCTTAGCAGTTGTCACAGCATTGCTTGCAATAGCAGAATTGGTTACAGAATTATCTGATAGACTGGCAGCTGTAATCTGTGTTGTTTCAATTGTTACAGATGTACCAATCTTTTCTAAAGCTTCTTGTATAAGATATAAAGATTGTGTTGTTGCTAAGTTTAACTGTTTACTGGTAAGACGACTTCCTGCTTGCCAGTTTACAAATGGTTCATTTGATACGGTTTTACGACGTACTGTAACTGTAGAGCTGCTTAAAGCTGGTACCTTTATAGTATAAGTAGTAGGGGTTGGGGTTATTACTACATAATTATAAATAGTAGCTCCTGAAGCAGGTAAGTCGATTGCTGTGATGTTACTTGTAATAGAATCCAAGGTACAACGACTGATGGGGATAAGAAACACAGCTTTCTTTTGAGCAGTAGTAACAGCTGGGTCTGCTAAGAAAGCCAATAGAGTTGCTGTACTTCCATCTCTATCTTGTGTAAAAATTCTTTCAACCTCTAGTTGAGCTGCGTGTGGAATACTTGGAATTAAAACAATACTGGAGTATGGAATGTTTCCAGAAGTATAACCAGTGGTTTGTTGACTGACTACTATAGGTGTGTTTGTATATGTCATTTTATTTTCTTGTGTTAGTTGTTAATTAAAAAAGTATCACCAAGTGTCGCAGCATCTGCAAATGCGATCTTGTCTTCGGTCGTTGCGTTTTCTATGATGTGCTCTAGTGTGAAACAAGAACGAAGGTGGATCACGTTTCGTATTACGGTATTGTGTACCTCGTCGCTGTGTTGATCATCAGCAACAATCTGATTGATGAGATTGACTGAGTCATAAGATGCTTTGATGTCCTGTGCAATCTGTTCAGGAGATCGTAGAGTTGAATCAATGACAATGGCAATACTTGGATCAACGGTCATATTTTTTTATTTCTTTTGTTAGTTTATGTTAAATTAAGACCAAGGTCCTACGCTTTTTACTAAGTTTGAACCAAGAGGAACAAACCGAATAAACGAACCTACAGCGACTTGATTTGTATTAGTAGGGGCAGCAGAAAAAGTTATTTTTGGAACAATATTTCTTGCTATTGGTGTTGCACCCGCAGATGTAACAATTACAACTCCTCGACACCATATTGTTGTAAGCGCACTAGTTGAGGATGCAGTGATTACTCCACCATTAGTAGTAAAAACAACGGTGTCTTGCGTTCTAATAACAGTTCCAGCAGCTGAACTATGCCCCATAGCCATCCAACGCCAACTTATATTTTCTGATCCAGCCGTAGCATCCACCAACGTAATGGCTGTTGTGTGGCTGGTCGTCCCACTCACAATACTGAAAAAGCCCTCAAAGGAATACGCCGTGTCAAGAGCAAGTGTAATTGTATCTTCTGGTGTATCAAAAATATTTTGAGCAGCAGTAGAACTAGTTAAGCTTTTAGTTGTTGTGATAATTGAAAATTGTTCGGTTGGTATTAAACCTCGACCGCTTGCAACAGTACCGTACATAGCCTTTCCGTCAAACTCAACTACGCCTGAAGTTGGTGTTGTCAGATTTGTTCCGCTTTGTAACTTAATGGGAGCAATCGCAGTTGTTCCTGCTGGTGCAAGTAGCCCCTTACTAGGGGTCAGTACTCCGTAGACAGTTGCAGCGGTCGTGGATGAATTTCCAAGCACCGTCGTGTTTGCGCCGAGACCAATGGCTTGATATCCAATGACAACAGAGTTAGAATCGCTTTGCGTTCCCCGTGTGTCACGACCGAGATAGACCGAGTTGTTTGCGGTTGTTAGTGCGGTCGTACCGTCCGCTTGAAAACATCCCGCTTCACGACCGACTGCAGTATTAAGCGCACCTGTCGTAATGTTCTGAAGTGCTGCAATACCGACTGCCGTATTGTTGCTTGCGGTCGTGTTTTGCAGAGCACCATAGCCCATCGCTGTGTTGTAATTTCCACCAATATTTTGATTCAGAGATGCGTATCCGATTGAGCAATTTCCCGCACCTGTTGTCACAAGCGTTCCGACCGCATAGCCGAGAAAAGTATTTTGGCTGCCACTCGTGATGCCGCTACCGCATCCCGATCCAATCGCCGTGTTGTTTATGCCGCCTGTGATTGTTGCAGCAAGAGTATTTGCACCGACTGCTAAGTTTGTGGTGTTCTGCAAAAGCCCAACGCCGATGCGTTGACTGTTGATGTGTGAATCCTTCGCAACGCCAACACCACCTGAAACGATCAGCGCACCTGTCGCTGATGATGTCGATGCGGTTGTGTTTGAGCCTGTAATTACTCCATCAATGTGGATTGTTGATGCACTCAACGAAATGTCTGTTGAACCAACGACAATTTTTGTCCCGTCATAAGTGCCAGATGCATCCCCGATTGTAATTTCACTACCGCCTACCGATTCAATGTCTAGCGCATTATTTGGTTGTATTGCAGATCCTGCGCCTCCTGTTGCAACTCTACCGAGTATTGTTAGGAATCTTGTTGCTCCACTGCCAACCTGTAATTCTTCATATCCTGCAGTGCCATTGCTGTATACTAATCCAGCATCAGCAGCAAAAGTTCCACTACTGTTAAACTGCACTTGACCCGATGAACCTGACGCAACAGTTCCAATTTGTACAATTGAGTTATTGTCTTTTTTAAGAAACAATTTTCCATCGGCTGTATTAACAGCAAGTTCTCCTGCTAATAATTGACCAGATGTGGGAATTGTAGTTGCTGTTGAACTTCTTTTGTGTTGTATTGTATTAGCCATGTTTTATCTCCGTTTATCTCAAGTATAAGTGCCGCCATCAATAGTACTTCCGTCACTTAATAAAGTACCAGAAGTTGGTAGTGTAACACTTGTATTAGCTGTTGCTGTGAATGTTTGCGTAAATGCGGAACCAGCGTGTGATACGTTACCTGCAACAGTAATAGTATTGGCACCGTTATTAACACCAGTACCACCATAAGTTCCTGCAATTACTTGAGTAAGGTTTGCAGAACCATTAAAGTTATTACCATAAATTCCTCTAGTAGTTGCTAAGGTTGTAGCAGTGGATGCGTTACCTGTTAAAGCACCAGTAAAGCCAGTAGAAGTTACTGATGTTAAACCTGCAAAAGTAGAAACAGTTGCACCAAGAGACACTGCTGTGCTACCAATAGTAACTGAACTGTTTGCTAAGTTTGCATTAGTAATACCAGCAGTACCTGATAAATTAGTATTAGTTAAACCAGTAATAGTATTTCCAGAAGTATTAGCAGCAATTGATTTATTGGTTAAGGTATCAGTAGTTGCTTTACCCACAAGAGTATCTGTTGCATCTGGCAGAGTAATAGTTCTATCAACAGTCTGTGCTGCATTAAAATATGTTGTCGTTGCTGTGGTTGCTCCTGCTACTCCAATAGCAATTTGTTTTGTTCCGTCTGCGCCGTTTTCAACAACAACATATTTTCCTGTTCCTTTTGGAGCAAGATGCAAACTGATGTTTGTATCAGTTCCCGTTGCAGAAACGTGAGGAGCTTGTGCTGTTATATTGTTTGTAATGGTAACTTGATTTACCGCAGAAGCAATAGCAGCAGTTTTCAAGACAGCAAGACCATTTGTATCATTAATCTGTGCTATTTTTGGTGTAGTAAGAGTTTTTTGGGTGAGTGTTTCAGCACCATCTAGCGTTACTAAAGTACCTGTCAGGGGTAGCGTAACAGTTGTAGTACCAGATACGGTAACAGTAGTAACAAATGATCCTAATGTAATTAAATTACCACCAAGAGTTATTGTTTTACCTGTATTTGCAATACCTGTGCCACCATATTGTCCAGCAATAACAGCTCCATTCCAAGTACCTGTACTAGTAGAATCTAAGAAAGCTACAGTCTTAGTAGCAGAGCCATTATAGAATTTAATTGAACCTGTGTTATTCCACAAGTCACCAGAAGTTAGAGGTGATGGATCAGCAGCAGATACTCCCAACAACAAACTTGCATAAGATGCACCACCTGCTCCCGTTGTAACTTTACCAGTCATAGTACCGCCTGCCTTAGGCAGTGCTGCAGCTCCTATGTCATATGCGGACTTAACAGAATTCGGAGTAGCTGCTGTGGTTGTGGAGGTAGAGCTAGTTGAGTCCGTCAGTGAAGTTATTCCTGTCACTGAAGTTGTGGCAGCTCTAACGTCAGCTGTTGTCTTGCTAGTAGTTCTTCCATAACTATCAACGGTTTGTGCTTGAATAAAGCTAATACCAGCGGTACCAGTGCCATTGGTGATTGTAGGTTGTCCAAGATCTATATTATCTGCATTTACAACAATGCGATCAGAACTAACTGTACCAACATCTAAAGTATTTCCTGTTTTAGTTAAACCGTTACCTGCAACAACTGCACCAGCTCCAGAGAACTGTGAAAAAGCTAAACCAGTTGTCCCTAGAGTAATAACGTCATTAGTAGTTAATACCCACCCAGTGTCAGCATTCGCAGTACCTTCAGTAACAAATGTAAACATACCTGCAGTAACTTCTACAGAACTATCAGCATCTGTAGCTCTAGTCCATGCTCCAGCAGCAACTACATATATACCATTCTCTGCGGATGCAGTTTGGTCTTTTACTAATACTCTATTTCCAGCAACAGTTACTACTCCGTCTACAGTTTGTGTTCCTCCTGTAGCCAATACAATGTTTGTAGTAGATGCAACTCGGCAAGAAGCTCTTACATCTATTCCTTGCGCCGTAGCGTCTACATAAGCTTTAGTAGCTGCGTGTAGATCAGTAGTTGGAGGACCCGATAAAGTAAGAGTACCACCAACAATAATATTACCAGAAGACGTAAGTGCTGCGCAATTTAACGTTCCAGTAAAAGTTGGACTTGCTGTGGTAGCAAGTCCTGCACCAGCAAACGTACTAAAACCAGTACCACCTTTTGATTGTGGAAGTATACTGAAAACAGTTGCGTTAGATAAATCTACACCACTTGCTGAACCAGTACCACCATTAGCAATAGGAAGAATACCACTGACACCAGTTGTTAAACTAATGCCACTAGATGAACCAGTACCACCATTAGCAACAGGAAGAATACCAGATACACCTGTTGTTAATGAAAGACCAGTACAGTTACTAAGAGTTCCAGATCCTGGGGTTCCCAATGCAATAGCACCAGAGAATGTCTTAACACCTGCAATAGTTTGTGCATCACTTCCAAGAGAAACAAAAGCACCAATTCCACCTATTGCATGGATTTGTGCTGCAGTTACTCCCGACGAAATACCAGTACCAATATACAGTATCTTGGTTGTTTCGGTAAACGCTAATTCAGCATTAGTAAGCGTTCCTGGGGCAGTGGATCCTGTACTTCTTCTAATTCTAATTGTATTTGCCATAATTTTCCTTTAGTAGTTTCCACCATCTAGAAGTGGTATTGTTGTTGTTATTGTTACATTACTTGCACCATTGAAACTAGTACTGCCAGATGCTTCACCATCAAGAGCAATTGTTCTTGAACTTGATAATTGAGTAGCTGTACCAGCGTTTCCAGTAATGTTTGTTAATGCTGTTATGTTAGTAACTGTTAGTGTACTGGTTGTTTTATTGTATGTTAAACCAGCATGCGCTCCAACAAGACCACCATCATTAAATTGTATCTCTGTATTAAGACCTTGGGCTGTTGGTGTTGTTGATGCATTAATTAATAATACGGGAGTGTTTAATGTATTTCCAACCCATAATTTTTTATCAACTATATTAGTAGCTAGCTCTCCTTCTGCAAGCCAAGTAGGAACATTACCAGCTGACGTAAAGTTTTTAATAGTCTTAGTCTCTAAAGAAAGTCTATTTAATACTTGTCTTGTATAATCAGTTTTATTCATGAATAAATTAACCTTAATGATCTATTATATTTGATTTTTGTTTGAACTTACCTCTAAAATCTAACCCAACAATATTCACAGGAGTTACACTAGAATCAATAATAGAAATTACTGTAATCTCAGAATAGCCAAAGACTTTAAATGTAAACTCACCTTGATTATCTACAATAGACAAAGGAAGATTTCCTTCATCTAAAACTAAATCGGCATAGTTAGGATAGAATGTAGATTCTAATGCTGTGCGAAAACGAGATGATACACTGATAGTATATGGACCTGATTTATTATGACGAATAACACCTGTTTTAATATTTAATGTACCATCAACTACTTGTCCATTCACATCCCGTAAAAATAAACTACTAAGAGTAATATTCATTTCAAAGGGGTTACCTATATAAACAGTATGATCATCATAACCATAATCACCAAGAACTACCAGTTCTTTATAGGTACCTCCATCATTAACATCACATGAAATAATTGTACCTAGTGTTGTTTCTGGATCCCACGCAGCTCCAGATCCATTCTTAGGTCCAAAGACTAGGAGAGATGTTCCTTTTACATATGGTAAATTATATGGAACTTTGAATGTAGTAAAATTAGTAGTAGCGTTGTAAGATGTATTTGGATATGTGCCCCCTAGTTTAGTTCTAAAAATAAACATATCATCTAATCTAGGTACTTCTATATCAACAGTTGATATATCTGTTTTCTGAAAAGAGAAAACACCTGTATCTAAATTTCTAATAATAACATATAAATAATCTTCATATGCTTGGATAGTTTGAATTTCTGAAGCAGTATCTAAAACAAAACGATAGAATGAACTTTGAACAACTCGCTCACCTGAAAAACGTACAGTAAAGACGTAAATATGATTCAGATTATCAGCATCAACACAAACAATACTGTCCTGTGTTGGAGCTGTACAGGCAACCTTATAATTTTTAGGTAAATAACCTGGAATACTAGCAGAAACATCAACTGCTTTTGCTAGTCCTAGTTTATCTTTACCAAGATACAAGTACAAACGACCTGCATCAAAGAAGTAAAGCTGAGAGCCCATAGTTTGTGGCTCAAGGATAGGAGTTGTTGAGTAGTAAGTAGCTGGAGAAACAATAACATTGGTTGGGGATAGGAGAGATATATCACTACCAGCTGTAAGTTGAAATTGAATGTTTGCTTTAGTATCCACAAATAAATAATCTTCAAAGGGAGTCATACTGACAATTTCAGCATAGGTATTAGAAGACGCTCGGATATCAATAGGATCTGTATCAACAATGTTTGTAGGATCATCAATAAATAAACTTTCATACTCTCCTAACTGAGAGGAAAATATTATATCTTCTGCTGCAAACCATAATCTATCTTTAAACACACTCAGTGATTTAATTTTAACATGCTTTAAAGCTTTACCACTGATAGTTTTAAAGATGCTAGGTCCAGTATTTGTATCCTTAGTACCAGACTCACGTGGTTTCCACTTCATAGACTCTACGGCAACAGTAGGAGTTGTACCAACAATGGTTACAACCATGCGCTGAGGCATCCTGCGGGGATCAATGTACGAGTGTTCATCAGGTGTTCTGATCTTTTGAAGATATGGATAACCAACTCCAGCATACGCAGCTGTAACAGTACCATTACCAGTACCAATAGCAGTTGCGGTAAACGTACTGTTTGTAGCCGCAGTACCAGATAGACCTACTGATGCCCACGTAGTAGTAGTTCCTACTGAAAGAATTTTATAAGATTGCCCTACAACTAAAGAAGTTACAGGGATTGATGTAGTTGAAAAACCATATATTTCAGAATCAGAAAAAGAAATAACTCTATAGTATCCTGAGGATAGGTTTAAAAAAGGATATAGAGTTTGATAAATTTTGCCCCTACCAGCCACAACAGTACTGAATGGATGGGTAGAATCATATAACAAAGCTAACATAGCACTTGCTTTTGTATCTGACAGTGTTACGTTTGTATTAGTAGAATACCAATCATCTGACTGAGGTGGTAGTTTAATTGAACTGATATCATTAACCTTTTGACCAAGGTATTGTAAGCCAGACTTATAATACGTATAATCTGATACATCAATATACTTGCCAGCAGCAGAATCAGGAATGTATCCTAAAAAAATATCATCTCCACCTCCAGCTGCGTTATCAGCCCCTACGTCATAGACTTTGCTGACTTTGGCAGCTGAGTAGTAGGTGAGTTTACGACCTGCGACATCCGCAGTACCTGTAGCCACACCACCAAGATCAAACTGTAGACCATCTATATCAGAAGAAAACCCCGCATAAACATTAGTGTTCAGAATGATTACATTAGAGCCTAAGGTAACCGCCTTCAGGGACTCACGTGGGGTCTTACTGTTAGGGTTGTATGTAATGTAGTTCCTAGAGTCCCGCTTGAGAGTCCCGTGAGTTAGAGCAGTAGCATAGCTAATACTCTGAGCCGTAGCATAAGCCTGAACAACAGTACTGTTGTTTGCATTACCTACAGATGAGTTAGCAATAGTTGAATCTGTAGGATCCCATTGAGTACTGGAAGATACGTTCTTCCATTGACCAGTGGTTAATAACTGATACATGTAAAAGAGCTGATCATCTTTACCTGAGGCAGCAAAGTTAATAACAACCATGAATCGTGTATCTTCATTGATGTTGTACCAATAATACCATAGGTCATCTTTATCTAAACTAGTAAGCTGAAAAAGTTCTGGCTTGGTATTGTTAGAACTAAAGTCCCACCCATTTGTATATGTAGCTGTTCCAATTGTATCTTGAGGAATAATAGTAAACCCAGCTCTTTTCTCTACGTTACGTTCAAGAGAGATAAGAACATTATCTAATTCTTCAGCTTCATAAGGTTGACGTTTAACAGGAGCTAATCTACTGACAGATAAAATGTTAGGTATAGATATCTTAGTTGAGATATTAGCACCTTTAGGTTGTCGTCTTCGTATATTAGCCATATTATTTATCCTATTGTTCGCCAGAATCTAAATCGACTTGGGTCATTTAAGTATGGGTTTCGATTAACAGCTGAACGCAAGCTAAGGTCACCAGTCATGAAGATGTTACGTTTCTTATCATTAACATCTGCAGCTCGACCTTTCGCATTAAAAATCTGTTCTTGTTGGTTCAAGTAGGCATCAGCCTCACCATCACCTTGAGTCAGAATCTGATAGGTACGCATAGCAGAGCTAAGAATAGCTCGTTGAACAGATGTATCAAGATTCTCCCACAGTAACTTCATAATAAACTCAACATAGTAATCAGCTTCTACAAATACATCAGTATCATCTGTAATATTCCACAGTCTACTGGGGGATGCACTTAACATTCTAATTTTAATTTGATCACCATCTGAGTTTTGATGGTAGCTAATTAATTCTGTGGCTATGACACCCTCTTCATCTCCATCACCACTAGGCAGCAATAAATAACCACTACTGTTAATTAACATCTTACGGATACATTTATTGTTTGCCATACCACGCATCTGAAAGTCCAATGAGCATTGCTCAAGAATATTCTGAGCAATGCCTGTGTCAATACCGCTTGCATCTTCTAGGTCAGATACAAGGTTTTCTCCTGATGTTAATAACATTTGATTTACAGCTTGTAGTCTTGTTATAAATCCCATTTGTATCTCCTGTGTAATGAATCAAAAACCCCCAGATCCCGTTAGAGATCTGGGGGCGTATTTAAAATGTATTCCATTTAAGGAAGTGAAGCACTATTAAGCAGTAACTGCATATTCGCCAATGAATGTACTAGCACTAAACAATGTAGCGAGTTCAGCTCGAGTATCAATCTCAGCCGAAGTATCAGCACCCGTATCAGATGTGGTACCGACCATGATCTGACACAACTCAGGACGGAGAATTCCCGTTCCCTTGAGCATACTAGCAACCGTGAACTGAGTATTGCGTCGAATATCCTGAATGGAATCAACCTTCATACCCATCAAAGACAAACCAGCCACAGCTTCCTTTTGGAAGATGATGCCGAAGATGTCAACCGTTCCGCAAGTCAAGTTGTACTTGGCTTGTCCCGCTGCAACTGTGGCACGTGGAATGTGATTCGTCTTGACGATCTTTACACCCATGTAATCCAATGAATCAGACAAGGAATTCATACCAGTGTTGATGCTTGAGCCAGCTCCGTAGATATCATTCCCTGTGAACAGAGGTTGATTGGCAAATGCAGTTGTTGCACGTGGGATACCAAGCGCACGGATGACTTGGAATACCTTTGGTGGAACTGCACACATTACATTCTGCACTGGGTAATCATTTTCTTGCATAATCACAAGATAGTTTTCAACAGCCTGAAGAATTGCAAGAGCAACTGTTTCAGTGCAAGTTGAAACCGACACGCCAATAGCTGCAGTTGCAGTACTGACAATAGCTGGAGCTGGGAAGTTACTGACACCCAAGCCACGGGGATCCGAAGCCAAAGGAGCTGCAACCGAAGCTGCAATAAGAGCAGAAACAATCTGCTTGTCACGGGTACTTGACAATGTGAGTCCAGCTTGACGAGCAAGTTCTGAACGATAATCCCATTGAGTGATCAAGAGATCGACATTGTCTGTTTCAAAGTGAGCTGCCATTGGACGCTTGTCA